AGTCGATATTAATGGAAGATCCATTTAAGAATTTCGAATGCAGTGTATGTTGTTGGTATGCAGATCATACATGTTTCCATCTGGAGCATACAGGTATGAAGGTTAATCCATGTGATTTATGTCCTGAATGGAAGCCTATATGGGAGGACGTTTAATGGGAGAAAGACATTATCTCTATGAGATAACCAACCGAGTAACCCAGAAGAAATATGTGGGTGTTACAGTAAATCCGAATATGAGGTTCCGAATGCACCGAATGGATTTGGATAAAGGAGAACACCATAATAAACATTTGCAGAGAGCTTGGGAAATGTATGGAGGGCATTCCTTTGATTTTGATATATTAAATATCACAAGATGTGAAGAAGATGTATGTCTGGATGAGATGGCTTATATACATAGGTACTGGCCTAACTGTTATAATATGGCTAAGGGTAATCCAGATACAAAATACAGCCGATATAATGGAACTGTGAATAAACAAAGTATAGTATTAAAACCTGATTATGTAAAGCCTAAAGATGAAGTACCAGAAAAAGGCAGCAGATTCAGGGCAAAGCTTGAAAAGATAATAGAAGATGCAAGGAGGGATATAAATAGAGATACCACCAACTCTGCAAATTGCGGGAATAACCTACGAAATATGTTATAATGATGGGCAGATAAAAGCCGTTGATGAAAATGGTAAGGAGGTTATGGTAGATACGGTTGCCAATGTAGATTTCTTAAACTGTCAGATAAATATATCAAAAGAGTTACCTGATCAGATAAGAGATTTATCTTTTATGCATGAGGTTGTACATGCCATCTTATTTGCTATGGGATATCAATTAGAAATGTCTACTATGGATAATGATGAGGTGTTTGTAGAAGGATATGCACAACTATTATTACAGGTTGTCGAGCAAATAATAGAATATAATATATACTTTGAAGACTATAAATTATTAGAAGAAGATGAATTATTTGAAGAGACTAAAGAAATTGAACCAGGGATTCACTGGTATTTAAGGTGATAGAAATGGATGGAATTACAAAGATAGATTTTGTTATTGACTTATTAGAAGTGTTACAGAGTGAACTCGAAACATTATCATATGATGAAGTATATGATACCTTAGAAGATGTTATCATAATCCTTGCATTAATGGAGGCCGATACATGATTGGAAGTTATGAAGATGAACAGGATCTAATGGAGCACTTATTATACTGGCAGAAACGTGCATTAAAAGCTGAAAAAGAAATTGAAAGACTTAAACACCAAAGCATAGATGAATATGTTGCCCAAACTATGTATAATGAAAGAAGACGGGGGATGATCGAGGTGGATGGGGATCGATAAATTAATCTATGGAATCTGGAGTGGATTCTTTATCTATCTTATTATTAACTTTTTAATGTTCGGGTGGAGATAGATATGTTATTTGTAGATGTAATAGGCTGGACCGGTACACTACTAATGTTATTAGGTAGTATAATAAACATCTATAAGCATACTTTATGTTGGCCGGTCTGGATAGTAGCAGCATTCTGTATAATATATCAGAGTGTTATAATAGGTAGTTGGAATATTGTAATAATGCAAGGCATCTATATACCTTTAAATATATATGGATGGTACCAATGGAGGTTTAATTAAATGGCATGTAAACCAATAGATAGAACTAAAGATGGGTGTGGATACATGGGCATATGTTATAGGGATGATCCTAAAGTATACTGCCACCAATGTGGCTGCCTATGTAAATTCCCAGAAAAGAACAGACAACACTATAGGTGATATGAATGGAATTCACTTTGAGTTTAACAAAGGAAGATATTGAAATGATGTTATCAAGAGAGTTTGGCCATGATATCCAACTCAATAAATTTTATTTCCAGGAAGAGGGTGAAGACCTCCCTGAAATAGTGGATTTTGATAACAACTATAGCTTTATGATATTCCAATGTTCGAATTTAATAGCACCTAAACAGAAATTTAATTATAATGATAGTAGAGATTATGATATGGATTAGGGAGGTGAATCATGAAAATTGCAGAACTTGAGTTTATTAGAGATGGGAGCAGAATAGTAACATTTACTAGAGATAAAAGTAATAAGCTAGTGAGAAAAGAACATGATTTCAAACATTATATTTATGAGGCAGATCCTAAAGGGACTTATACAAGCCTCTATGGGGTGAAAGCAAGACGGAAATACTTCCCACGTTTTTGGGATGCAAAGCCATATATTAAAGAATCAACGAAAGACCTATATGAGGGTGACTTACCCTATATCAAACGGTTCATAATAGACCATTTCGACGATCTTAAATCTGAAGGAGAACCACGTATATTATTCTATGATATAGAAACCACAGGTTTCAGCAGTGAATACATGGAAATCATATCAATAGTAGCATACGATACCTATGACCAAAAATATTATGAGTTCCTATGGAAGCCTGGAGAAGAAGGATGTAATAGTGAACGAAAAATGTTGGTAGCATTTGCAAAAATGATTCAAAAAGTAGATCCCGATATATTAACAGGGTGGAATTCGGATCGGTTTGATTTACCATTTATAATAGATAGGATGAATATCTTAAACTTAAACACCAGTCTACTAAGTAGAATGAATCAAGATGTATCAAGTTATCACAGTGGGAATGAAGGTGAGGTTTATCAAGTAAAAGGAAGGGTAAATATAGACTACCTAAAAGCATATAAGAAAATGCATAATGGAGAAATGGAAAACTATAGACTTGAAACCGTAGCCCAACACGAACTAGGAGTTGGTAAAATTGAAACAGGAGAACTTCCTGGAACACTATGGGAGCAAGGTAAAGACGATGAGCTACTACGTTATAACCGAAGAGATGTCGAAATCATGGTTGAACTGGATCAAAAACTTCGGATCTTCGAGTTTCTTGACAGAGTATCTGATATTGCATCCTGCTCTCTCGAAGACACATTATACAACTCCCGTATCGTGGATAGCTACATACTCAAATACACCTCTAAAAGAAGAATTGTATTACCGTCTAGAAGATTCACAAATAAAAGACGTGGTTATACAGGTGCAAAGGTATTGGAGCCTGTCGTTGGCATCCACGAAAACACAGGTATCTATGACCTTGCCAGTCTCTACCCATCCATTATCATTACATGGAACTTATCCCCTGAAACTGTTAACGAAGCTGAACCCTGGAACGAACCAGAAGGGTTGGTGCCTATTCTTCTCAAAGGTCTTTTCGAACTTAGACAGGAATACCGTAACCAAGGCAGAGATAACGACCAAAGAGTTGTTAAAGAAATTATGAATAGTTTCTATGGAGTAATGGCTTTACCAACCTTTAGATTATATGAGGCTAAGGTAGCAAGTGAAACCACAAAACAAGGAAGGAAAATAATAGAATATACAAAAGAGGTTGCAGAAAATGAAGGGTACAAAGTTATATACGGTGATACCGATTCTGTATTTGTTTCTGGCATCCCTAATATTAGCAGTGCTAATAAGCTCGAATCAATTATTAATAAGCATTATGATAGCTATGCTAGGAATATCGGTCTGCCTAATCATCGTCTTCGAATCGAATTTGAAGGATATGCCTCCAAAACTTTAATGGTAGCCAAGAAAAGATATGCCATGAAACTAGAAGATGGAAGCTATAAGATAGCTGGTTTCCAGATGAAACGTTCAGATGCTCCAGCACTAGCCAAAGAGATACAAGAAAATATAATCTCAATGATACTAGAAGGAGCTTCAAAGAAAGAAGCCTATAAATACTATGACCAAATGAAAGAAGAAGTTAAACAAGGAAACCAAAATGAAAAGATAGGACTGCCCCGGGCCTTTAGTAAAGCATTAGATAAATATGCAAATAACTATGCAGTAGACGGGGCAAAATATAGCAACAAACATTTAGATAAAAATATAGGAGCCGGTGATAAATGTATAATATACCATATCAAACGGAGCAGATCAGATTTACCAGACACCAAAAGCATAGCCATAGAAGCCGGTGAATCAATACCATTTGGCTTTATAGTAGACACCTCAAAACATTGGACTCGAATAAATAAAGCCGTGGATAAACTATTAGGTGATTTTATACCTAAAGATAAACAACAAAGTTTAGCAGATTTTATATAAAAATGGAGTGATAGAATGAAATTCACAAACGAAGTATGCCCTAAATGCCAAGCCCATGAATTAGAAGTTTACAACAGTTTAATAGACCACAGTACTAACCCGGCAACAGGCTATATTTTCTTTGTATGTGAACAGTGTGGAAATGAATTTGAGGTTATCAAGATAGCAGAGGTTAATACATGAAGTGTAAAAGTTGTGGGTATCCAATTGTAGAAACAGCAACAGTGGCATACTGCCCTGTTTGTAGAGTAAAACGATTTAGACCATGCCCAGAAATAGATAAAGAAACAGGTGAATGGGAGGGGATGTATGCATGAAATGCTATCAATGCTTTACCGAAATGGTATTAGATGGGATAGGATACGTATGTGATCCACCCCATTCATCTAAGTTTTATTATTATAAATGTCAAAACTGTGGCCATGAAGATGCAAGAGAGGTGGAATTATGAATTTCATAGAGATGCTAATAGCATATGTATTTAGTTTTATGTTCTGGTTTGTTATAGCATACCTATTTATAGGCATAATCAGAGGGATGTTATGAAAGTACTATTTGATTTATCAACCCAATATGGGATGGCTGGAAACCAATTTGCAATGGCTGATATATTACACTGTGGAAATAAGACATATCAAATAAATTTCTATCCCATAGATATTGAAACTGATAATGATACAATGGAACTATTAAAACGGGATGTACATAATAAGGAGTGTGAATGTGGATGCAATTCATAGAGATAGCAGATCCTGGTAAAGGTCCAATAAATCCAGATGATTTTTTTGATCTGGATACCTTCCTTAATTATTGGATGGATGTGGCAGACCCCAGAGGCACATACCTATTAAGTTATCAAGACTATATAATGTCTGGAGGTGGCTATTATTGAACCCGGATTATACTTTGGAATATCAGGAATACTTATAGTATTATTGGTTGGATTAATAGGCAACTATATCCTAGATATGGAGGGAGAAAATGGAAGAATGTGAATCATGTTTCTATCATGATAATAAATATTGTAGATTCCATTTTATGAATCTAGGACCAATAATAGGCTGTAAAGATTATAGACAAAAGAGAGGTGCATAAATATGGCATGTGATTGTGAATGTCAAATGATAAAGACTATACGGAGCTTAGTAAGAAGACAGAGAATATTAGAAGAACGTATATTAGAATTGGAACTTGACTTAAATGAAGAGTGTGGTTGTAAATGAAATGTAAAGTATGTGGAAAAGAATATAGTAAATGGAGATTCTGTTTAGAATGTGGGAGCATTAATCATGCCTATACTAACAAGAACTATATTGGTGAATGATATAGAAGAGATAATATTTAAGGTAGGTAGTTCGTTCTATCTAAGCCAAGAATATAAAGACTATGTAATATTTATGGCACATTGGAGATAGAAGAATGATAAGAGATGGATATCCAATACCAGCATTAAATGCAAAAGCATACGGTATTGGTACTGCCAGGAGTGTACCAATGAGAATATATAAAGAAGAAATTAACTGTTGTATAGACTGCCCCTATTATATTAATTTAAATGGTACAAGTAAAACAGCATATTGTAACCATTATAATGGACCGGAAAAAAGATTAACTAAAGAAGAAATATGGGGCACAGATGTACCAGAAGGGTGTCCATTGGAGGATTATGAATGAATCAAATAATTAATAAAGATTGGATAGAAGGATTAAAAGAAATCCAAGATGAAACTATTAATATGTGCATAACATCCCCCCCATATTGGGGACTACGAGACTATGGAATAGACGGACAATTAGGAATAGAAAAGAATCCAGATACATATATAAATAATCTATGTAATGGATTTGACCAAATCAAAAGAGTACTAAAAAATGATGGAACATGTTGGATTAATATAGCTGATACATATAAAAATAAATCATTAATGAACATACCATTTAAATTAGTAATAGAGATGTGTAATCGTGGATGGATACATCGAAATACTATCATATGGCATAAGCCAAATGCAATGCCATCAAGTGCAACAGATAGATTCACAACAGACTTCGAATACCTATTCTTCTTTACCAAAAATAAAAAATATTACTTCGATCAACAAGTAGAACCAATGACAGATGGATCAATTGCACGTATGAAACGTGGAAATAGTAATAACCATAAAAATATTAATGGAGTACCAGGCCAAACCAAACATAGCATGAATCAACCAAGAACCAACGATAAAACAAGACAAACACCAACCACACGAAATATGAGAACAGTATGGAATATATCAACCAAGGGATTAAAAGGAGCACACTTTGCAGTCTATCCACCAGAATTAATTGAAACACCTATTAAAGCCGGATGTCCCCAGTTTATATGTAATAAATGTGGTAAACCTCGTGTGGCTATTATACGTAAGGTTGGGGAATTTCAGAGAAGATGGAGTAAAAATAATGCAGATGAAAGTCCCTATAATAAACAAGGTAGTATGCAGAATATTAAAGAAAAGGTTGGTTTAAGTGATTGTGGATGTAATAGTGGATTTCATAGTGGGATAGTATTAGATCCATTTATGGGATCAGGCACAACAGCATTAGTTGCTAAACAATTAGGAAGAAACTATATAGGATTTGAATTAAATCCAGAATATATAGAAATAGCAAATGAGAGATTAAATGATGAAACAGACAAAATACATCCTTGAAAGAATGACAATACTAGGTTCAACAACTGACATAATGCAACAACTTAAATGGAGGCTGGAAATATTTAAACAAAGCACATTAAAAGAAGCTTTAGGAGAATAGAACATGCCAGAATATCAGAAGAAGAAATGTAAGGAATGCAAACAACCTTTTGAGGTCAGGATAGATAAAGCATCAACACTATATGGAGACTACTGTCCCATATGTTTTCCCTACAATGTAAGTGAAGACATATATGGATACCTAAAAAGGAAAACTATATAAGTAATGAAAAACAAGGTATAACTATGAAAATACGAAACATAATTATAATAGCAATAATTGCAATACTCCTAGGGGTGGCATGTGCCCAACCCGTAGGACAGGGCAATTACAATATATTAGTAGCCAAAGAGCTACAAAATAATGAGGCTGCCCAGGAAATAGCAGCACTAGGTATACAGGTAACATATGAGGAACTTGGCCAGGATGGAAATGGATACACCGTACAGGGACAGACATGGTATTATGTACTTCCAGATGGCAGTGAACAAAATGTCAAGGTTATCCTTGATGATGACATAGACCCAAACAGCTACCTAGCACATGCAGTACTCTACCATGAACTAGGCCACATAGTTAACACTGGAGCAGCAGATACTGAGGCAGCAGCTGATGAATATGCTGGAACCCGTGGCTACAACATAGTGGATGCATACCATGGTATCCACTAATACTATTCTTTTGAGGTGATACAATATGGAACATAACTCTTATGGAGGTGGAATGCCAGACTACTACAGTAAACAATCCGATAGACAGGATTTAAACCATCTAATGAATGAAATGTTCTGCACCAATACCAAATGTAGTTGGCAAGGACCCATATATAGAAGTGATAACCGAAGATGTCCCTACTGTGGCAGTAAAATAAGACACCTAAATAGTAATGATGGATTCTTTTTTCATGGACCTGTACCTAAAAAAGTATACCCAAAACCAGATTATCCAGAAGACTATGAACCATATGAAAGGCCATTTAATCCAGATGGAAGTTACAGACTCCAAACAAATACATGTAACCTACCATTAAATTATATGTACTATGGATATGATAAGATAAAAGCCGGTAAAGGATATAATAAAGATGGTACACCAAAGGGAGTGTTATCAGGCAAATGCAGTGAATGTGATGGCCAAGTGATATCCATCAAAATGAATACATCATCCAGGGGATTTGAAACCACATCCGAAAAGGTATGTGATAAATGTGGCCTCACAGTACCGGGTAGCTTCCAAGTACTAGAGGCTAAAGATGAGTATAAGAGTCCCTACAGTGCTACCCATGAAGAATGGATGCAACAGAATAACCTAAATGGAGATATGGATGATACTGATATGTACCTAGAGAACTACTATCACCTACATGGAGGCAAAGGATTCGGTGAACAGTTAGAAATAGGATTCTTTAATAGATATACAAAGATGCCCAAACGATTACAGGAGGCAATAGATAGACTATCTAATACACCCCAAAGCATGAAGATACCTACAAGTGATAGAAGAAAACACCAATATCACCTAATAGCAGA